CGAGCGCATCATTGTTTTACATTCTGAGTTCTACGGCAACAATTACATCACCATCGCCCGCGACGAGGCAGGCAATGCCATTACTTACAAGGGCAAGTCCAGCATCGGCGGCAAGGGTGACACTAACATCATCAAGGCCAGCATCAAAGAACACACCGTATACAACGGCGTGAAGCAGACCGTTATCCAGCGCCCTAAAGTTCTCGAAACCGTTTAAGGAAATTACCATGTCATACATTGCAGAAATTGAAACCCGCGTCGCAGGCATTCCCTGCGTGATCGGTGTCGTTGACTACTTCAGTGTGGCTGGTTCCTACTGCCAGAACGCGGCCAGCGACTGGGACTATCACGGCTATAGCGAGATTGACTGGGTGGTGTGCGACCGCCGTGGCCGTCCCGCCCCGTGGCTGGAAAAGAAGATGACCAGCAAAGACGAGTCCCGCATTGAGCGCGAGATTGCCCAGTACATGAACGACTAAGGGTTTGTCCCTACAAAATAATTTAAAAAAGTGTTGTCAAGGTGAAATAGTGTGTTACACTATCTTCACTGACACAGCAATTCTGCATAGTCAGATAACAGCGAAGGAACAGCGAAATGAGAGCAATCATCAAAGCGGCATTAAAAATTGACGAGTTGGCTTATGACTTGGAAAGCATTGCCAGTGACGACAAAAAGAAAATCGAGGACTACACCGATTCTGAAATCTTGCATGAAGCAAAGCACGTTCTTGGTTTATTCTTAGATGAGACCAACCCTCACTGGAACAACGAAGACCTTCGCGGTGAGAACGGGCAAGAGCAACAACTCTGGGCGCGTGGTGAAGTTCGCAAACTCAATGCTTTTATTAAAAAGTACAACTAAGCCAACAGGGGGCTACGGCCCCCACAACCAAATCAATAACCAACTGAAAGCGAATCGATTATGAACAACGAAATTGACATCACCATCTACACAGAAGACCAGTCCCGTGTCTCCATCACCGAATGGGACGATGGGGGCGCGTGGCTTAAAATTGGCGTAAAGAGCGGCGGTGCTTATACAGTCCTGACCCGCGACGAGGCCCAGCAGTTGTTGGCTGGCCTGCAAGCCATCTTGTCAAAAGAGGTGACAGCATGAGAGAAGAAACCTTGCTTGAGAAGGTCGTTATTGCTATAATCTTCATCGCTTTCCTTGTATTCTGGATGTGGGTTCCTGACTTCACATTGAGCGAAGAGGATTGCATGAAACAAGAGTCCAGCGCATACGTTAAGAACCTGTGTAGCGAACCGCAAGCGAAGTAAAACCGAATGGGTTTCTCGGCCCCAAAAGCCGAGACCTCTGGCAACCCTAAAGCGAATCGATTACACTGCGATCAATTCAACATGGGGAATATGGGTCATGCCAGAAACACCGAAGGGGCCAAAGAGGCCCGCAAAGAACACTAGAGCGGCACAGGAGGCCGCAAAAGCCATAGGTAAGGCCAAGGTAGCCGCAAAGGCAACAAAGGCTTCTGCGCCCGCAAATAAACCCAAGCCAACACCACGCAGGGTATTCGACCAGCGTATAGCAGACATCATCTGTATAGGTCTAAGTGAGGGTATGAGCCTGCGCCAGATACTGAAGGCTGATACGACTGGAGTGCTTCCTGCGCAGAGTACGGTGTACGAGTGGTTGTTGCGTCATCCTGAATTCGCGGAGCAATACGCACGCGCCCGTGAGGAGCAGGCTGACACCAACGCCGACGAAATCCTTGCCATCGCTGACGAGATGCCGCCTGAGTACACCGACGACAAAGGCCGCACCAGTCTGGACATGACCTATATCCAGTGGCAGAAGAACAGGATCGAGGCCCGCAAGTGGACGGCCATGAAACTAAAGCCAAAGAAGTATGGCGACAAGTTGGGCCTGCATGGTGTAGAGGGTGCCGCGCCCATTGCGACGCAGGACGCCACGGCCAGCAAGTTCGAGGAGATCATCCGCAACATGGAGATGACCAAGCGTGCTGGCTGATCTATTCGATGATGAGACATCGGCTGAGTTCGAGACTCTGCCCGAACATAACCGAATCGCTTTTATTGCACACGCTCAGTGGATAGCCAAGGCGCACGCCTACCAGATACCGCCAGACCTGCACTTGGATTACCGAGTTTTCTTGATGCTTGCGGGGCGAGGAGCGGGCAAGACTCGTAGTGCCGCAGAGGCTTTGTGGTGGTGGGCATGGACTCACCCAAACACGATGAGCATCGTTCTGGCTCCCACTTCGGGGGACTTGAAATTCACCTGTTTTGAAGGGCCATCAGGATTGCTTGCCTGCATACCCGAACAGTTGGTGAAGGACTACAACAAACAAGACCACCTGATCAGGCTGACCAACGGCTCCAAGATCAGGGGTGTGTCAGCAGACTCATATGACCGCCTGCGTGGTATCAACTCTTCCTTCGTGTGGTGTGACGAGTTGGCCGCATTCAACTACCTTGGCCCAAATGAGGCGTGGGACAACATGATGCTTGGCCTGCGTATCAAGCCAGACGACAAGCCCCACAGCCAGCCTCGTGTGATCGTGACCACGACACCGCGCCCTAAAGACCTAATCCTTGATCTGGTGGGCCGTGAGGGTGACGATGTGGTGGTATCCCGCGCCAGCACCTTCGATAACGCCAAGAACCTAGACAAGGCATTCCAGCGTCAGTTGGACTCGTACAAGGGTTCCAAACTGTACGAGCAGGAGGTGTTGGGCCAGATCGTTGATCTTGAAGATGGCAAGGTGGTCTCCCGCGATATGTTCAAGTTGTGGCCTGCGCACAAACCCTTCCCTAAGTTCGAGTACATCGTGCAGTCCTATGACTGCGCCTTCTCTGAGAAGGAACACAACGACCCGACGGCCATGACCACATGGGGCGTGTTCAAGCCGCAGGATGGGCCTATGAGCGTGCTTCTGATCGACTGCTGGGCCGAGCATCTGTCCTTCCCCAAACTCAAACCCAAGGTGCTGGAAGAGTGGCGTGTGTCCTACGGTGAGGGGCGCGATGCCAAGCGGCCAGACCTGATCCTCGTGGAGGACAAAGCCGCAGGCATCTCCCTGATCCAAGAGTTGCGCTATGCCCACCTGCCAGTGCGTGCGTACAACCCCGGCAGGGCTGACAAGATGCAACGCCTCCAGATCACCGCGTCCATCTTCGCGACTGGCCGTGTCTGGCTCCCTGAGTCCGACACCCACAAGGGCTATGTCAGGAGTTGGGCCGAGGGGTTCCTGTCCCAGATATGCGCCTTCCCTGATGCCGCTCATGACGACTATGTCGATAGCGCAACGCAAGCGATTCGGTTATTGAAGGATATGAACTGGCTCGACATCAATCCAGAACCCCCTGATAATGACGATGACTATTTGGATTACACCCAACCAAAGCGGGTGAACCCGTATTCTGTTTAAGGATCAACATGGCTGACTTCAAAAAACTTGGTAAAGGCGTGACTGGCGCATTAACGCAAGCCAAAGAAATGGCAAAAGCCAAGAAGGCCAGCGAGTCCAAGATTGCCGATGTGCTGGAGTCCCAACAAGCGCCGATGACGCGCCCGCAAGGCACTGGCCTGCCATTGATGCCCCGAGACAATGGGATGTACACCTTGCGTGACCAAAAGGACTTGCCCCGCATGGTGATGGTGGACAAGGCCCGCGCCGAGGGCAAGTCGCCCAAGTACAACGAACGCACGCAAGATTTGCTTGACAGTCCCAAGGCCCGCAAGAAGGTGGACAGCCTGATCAACAAGGGCAAAGAGTTGAATGTGCAAGAGTGGTACGGCACTGAGCCTCTGCGCCAAGTGGCGATGGATGCTGGCCGCACACCAGAGCAGTTTGAGTCAATGATGGCTCAGTTGGCAAGCGCCAGCCAGCGCAACCCAGTGGACAAGCAGAACCAGATGGGTTCGTACCTGTACCACCTGAGTGAGACAGGCCAACTGCCTGCTGACTCTCTTTTGTTGACCAACAAACTTAGGAAGGCGCTTAAAAGTGACCCGTCGCTGGCCGAGGGCCGCACGTTGATTGAGTTGCCCAAGGGCTATGGATCGCTGGCGCAGGGTGACATCTTCAACCGCGCTGTGATGATCGGCCAAGGCGATATTGCTGGCGCACTGCCACCCAACAAGAAACTTGGCACCTTTTACGAGAACCTACTTGGCAACCTCAGACCAGTGACGGTGGATGTCAATGCATTGCGTGGCCCCATCATTGAGCAGGGCGACCCGCGATGGCTGGCGTCCAAACTGGTGGAGAAGGATGACAAGGGCAAGGTGATCAATTCGTACAAGCCGCGTGAGATGTTTGACACGGGCGAGATGTCAATGCGGGAGGCGAAACAACGCCCCGGGTTCTGGGAGGCCGCGCCCAAAGGTGCTGAGTATGCAGGCTTTGAAGAGTTGTGGCAACGCGGTGCCAAGCGCCACGGCGTTGAGCCAGCAGAGGCGCAAGCCCTTGGCTGGTACGGCTCCGCTGATGTGACCGCCCTCAAAACTAAGCCTGAGAACTATGTGGACAATCTTGAGAGGTTGATCAAACGCACCGCCGAGCAGACAGGCAAATCACCCACTGAGGTAATGAACGACATGGTTACAGGCAAAGGATTCCTGCGCAAAGAAGGCGGCGCTGTAGATCAAAAGGCGGATAAAGCCATGATGCTGGCCGACCTGCGCTTACGGGCAATGGTTGACGAGCGAATGGGTATGGCTAAAGGTGGTCGCGTCAGTATCTTTGACGCGCCAGCAAAGCGTATGGCAAGTGGTGGACGGGCCAGCATATTTGACGCCCCAGTTAAAAGGATGGCAAAGGGTGGCTCATCTGATGAGCCTACAACCAAAGAAATTGCCAAAGCGTTGGGCGAGTTGGCTATCACCCAAGGCAAAAAAGAATACGAGTCACTCAAAAAGCCACGCGCCGCAACTGACATTGGCAACCGTGGCATCCTAGCGCCAGCACTTGGCCTGCCAGTGGACATAATTAACATGGGTCTGGGTGGCGTAGATGCCTTGACTGGCTTGATGGGGAAACCGACTCGGTTATCGAGTGAAAAGCCATTCGCTGGGTCGGAACACCTCAAGGACTTAATGAACGAATACGGCGTAACCTCTGGGGAGGATCGCCCTATGACCGAAACAGCGTTAAGCCTGTTTTCGCCCACTGGCATGATTAAAGGCGCACAGAAGACCGCTGAATTGGCAAAGAAGGCACCAGAGGCGGTTGACACCGTAAGGGGTGGCTTAGAGACAGCATCTGCTAATGTACAGCGACCATTCAGGCCAGCCACTTTGACGATGGAGGCTGTCGCCCCAGATTTAGGTCAAAAGGGTGACGACAAGTTTAAAGACTTGGTGACCAAGCGCATGATCCTTGGCGAGGGTGCGCCTGTTGGCATGGAACGAATGGGTGGGCGCAAGACCGAGAAGACGCTAGGCCAAGGCTTGTATGAGAACTTTGCGGGCCAGCAGGAGATCAACCCTATGGTGGGTGTCACCATTCCACGCGCAGGCAACCTGTCCACCAATAAGAGGCTGATTGCAGACATCGGCACCGCTGGGCAGGAGTTAGGTCAAGAGATGGTGGCGGCGCATAAGTTCACACCGTTGATGTTTAAGAATCCAAAGGATGCGACGGCCATGATGATTGGCGGCTCAGATTCTTTGACGAAAGAGCAGATACTGGGTTTAGCGAATATGCTCCCCGGAATGATTGTCACGCACAGTCCAAAAAACAATGCCATGTTTATAGCGCCGTTTGAGGGCGACCGTCTTGACTACAAGAAGGCCGTACAAGTGGCATCTGACATCTTGGGCAAAAATGCCAAGATTCAGTTTGGCAAAGCAGACAGCACCAAGGACATTATGTTCCGTGGTGATTATGAAAAGATGGGCGCAAGACCGCCTTCA